CCGACTTTGGCCTGACTCGTAGGCCAAGGGGGGCACGGCGATAGGCATTGATCACCTGGTTGATGTACTGCGACAGGCGGTCAATCACAAGACACGGGCGCTCTGAGCCTGGGGCCTGGCGCTGGCGCATAAGATGGTCCGGCCACTGAGCGCCAGACCTGAATGCCATCGCATCTTCATGCGAACGTCGTTCGTCAGCCTCGGCCTCTTGTGCGAGCTTGAACCTCTCGCGCATCTGCTGCAGCACGTCCTCATCACGTGTCGGACGCAGCTCACGGCGCTCATCACGGGTCAGGGGAGCAAGTGTCGTGGTCTCAGCCATAGTCTTGCTATTATCCACAGAAGAGAATAATCAGTAACAACAGTAATACATGCTCATATGTGCATAACTTGACTTGTGCACCGTTTTTCCACGCTTTTTTTGTCCACAGGCGTCCATAACAGCTTGATGGAGAAGACTACTCAACGTTTGTGTGCTGTTGACTGCGTGTCCGCCATGGCTGGTGAAAACGGGTGCAAAAGTCCCAGGGGTTCTCCACGACTTTGCTCCCCACGAAAGTTTTCAACAGCCGAGGTCTCCACAGTATGCACAGCCTTCTAATAAGAACTTTTCGAGCCTTTTTTCGCCTTCACCTTCGCAGGCAGCTTCTTCGTTTTGGTGCTGGCAAAGTCTTCCAGTTGCGCCGCCGTCATGTCAGTCGTCGTCTCTTTCCCGGCGCGCTTCCGGGCCAGCTCTGCACCCATAAAACGCTGTTGAGCTTTACTTTTTGCTGGCATCGTCTCTCCCCTCCTTACCGCATCCAATTCCCGCGTTGCAGGCGGTGCGTCGGCACGACGCGCGCTGGCGGTCGGATGGGCTCTCTGTCCTCGCGGTACGCACTCGCGAACGTGCGCAGGGCGTCGGCGCCGTGTGAGGCCCACGAGTGTTCCGCATGCGTCGCCCACGCCTTCTGGGCCTCATTCCAGGCACGCCGATAGGCCTTCAGCGCTTCCAGCCCCTCGTAACACTTGTCCTGATCAAACACGAAGCGTGGAAACAACGTGCGCACGGCCTGGATACCATCTGCAGGATCACCACGCGGCACCACGACGGCGGGCTTGAGCCCTAAGCTCTCGGCGATCGCCAGCCGGTTGCGGCCATCACTGCTAAAATCCCGTGACGCAATATCGTGCGGAAAAAAATGCCTCCCGTAGGTGTACGGCTTCTCGCGCAGCACCTTGGCATACCATTCCAACCCGTGGTCACTGGCTTCGAGATAGTCAATGACGTGGATCATTCTGCCGACAGGCTGGAGAAACCAAATCGCGGTCGCGTCACTGATCCCGAGGTCCCACGCCGTATGCACCGGCACGCTCGGGTCATGCGGCACGCGGGTGATACGCTGTTCCTCGCGGGCCGTCTCCAGGTAGGAGCCGTAATAGCTCCCCACCAGGGCGCTCTCGAAGCTGCACTCGAACTCTTGCGCGTATTGCTCCGGGGCCATCACGGCCCGGGCCGCGTCGAGTTCCTCCTGCGGCAGGATACCCGTCTCCGAGGCACGGTAGCAGGCCGTGTGCCAGCCCGGGTCCTGCTGCGCCTGGCGGTACAGGTCGTAGAAGTGATTATGGCCCATGGGCGTCCCAATGAACGTGGCCCAGCCCTGGCGGTCAGCGAGCGCCGGCCGCACCACCTCACTCCAGATCCGCGGCCGCATCTGGGCATACTCATCGAACACCGCGCCGTCAAAGTACAGGCCACGCAGGGCGTCCGGGTTATCCGCCCCGAAAATCTGAATACGCCGATCGCCCGTGAGATCCACGCGCAGCTCAGCCTCGTTATGCTTCGTGCCACGGATGTCCTTGGTCATGTGCTTGAGCAGATCCCAAGCAATCACTTTGCCCTGGCGGTAGAGCGGCGCGAGATAGGCAAAGCGCGGCGAGCGCTCGCCGTGACAGAAGGCATCACGGATGAGGAGTTCAAGGGCCAGCACGGTCTTGCCAAAGCGCCGGTGGCAGACCCACACGTTAAAGCGCTCACGCTGCTCATAGAGGGCGTATTGCTGGGCACGCAGGGGCGGCAGATGGAGCTCAATCACGGGGCGTCTCCTCCTGCTTGCTCATCACCACCTTGACCACCTCATTGAGCGGCGCGCCGTCCTTGCCGGTCTGCTCGGTGCGCTCGACATAGCCGCGGTCCTTGCCGATGGTTTTGAGCGTAAACGCGATGCCCCACGCTTCCCCGTTGTCCACCGATGTCCATAAGCGCGTCTCAGCCATGTCCACAAATTCGCCGCGTTGGGCGTCTTTGGCAGCCTGCACGCTTGGGTAGCGTTTGCAGTAGTTCTGTACGGTCTCTGCATCGCAGCCCAAACGTTTCGCAGCGTAGTAGACCATCCCCTTTGTTTCCAGCAAGGCATCAATCATTTGTGCCGCCGTATACCGTTGCTTACGCGCCATAAGCCAAAAAACCAAAAGAATCCCTAGTCTGCCACTGCGGGCACAGGCACAGGATCAGGCAAGGCCGCATACAATTCCTCAGTCGCAATCAAGCCTCGATGGGCCATGGCATGATGGTTCGGGCACAACGTAATCAGATTCCCCAGACTGTTATTGCCCCCACGCGCTTTATGGACGATGTGATGCACATGCACCACGACATCAAAACCGCACAGGCGACATCTCGCGCCATCCCGTTGCAGAGCCATGGGCTTCGGTGAACTGCGTGCGCCACTAAGTTTGTTGGCAACGATGATGTAGCGACAGCGTTTGGAACAGGCCGGCAAACTTCCTTTGTCCTGCAACTGATACGGGGAGCGATACACCATCGTGCCACAGGCTGCGCACGGAATCGGGATACGCTTCCGCTCATTGGGCGGATTGATCGTAAGCCAGACGGTTCGACAGGCCGTGCTACAGAGCTTCGTGCGACTGGACGCCGCTTTGAACCTGCGGCCACACACCGCACAGGGGACCTGCGGACGGCGGATGTCCCTGTAGGTATCGTTGTGCCCAGACACGTACTCGTACACCTGCCCAGCGGGGCCATATTTACGCCGATAGCGTCCACAGCCACAGGCGCACAGGATGCGCGTCTGCTCCCGACACGGCTCACAGACCCCTCGCAAGAGTGGACGCTCAAACGGTGTCCCACATTCACGGCAATGCGTCGCCGCGAGGGTCTGTCTGAGATGGCGATGCATGAGGCAGGTATGTGCGTGCGGGCCAATGGGCTCCACACAGCCATCAATCGGGCAGAGGCGCTTACTGTTCTGGGCGCGGCACTGGTCGCACAGAGGGCTCGTAACCCGCGTATGCTCCTTCCCGCACTGCCCACAAAATCTGGATGCCATAGTTGTCTCCATAGAAGTAGGTCAGAGATAACTATATTATATCCAGAATTGATGCGATTATCTAATGCTTCGTGCGTCCGCCAGTTCATCTGGTGGTCTTGGAGGTCACGGGCAGGAATACGGCGCAAGTCGAGGATACGATCACGCAAGCGCGGTGGTGTGGTGGCGCGCGGCATAGGCTCTCCCATCCGTGTGCCGGGGGTGTACGACACACGGCGGGTGCTGTTGTCTATCCGAGAATCCCGGGGTCAGTGTGGAGAGTCTATCTAGGGTGGTCTACAGGCAGAAAAAAATGCAGTAGCCACTGAGTAGTGTTTGTACTAACACCACCTAGATAGACTACTGCACGAGGCAAAGGTACTCATTTACGAAGAGGGTGTCAAAGAAAAAAGTGACGTTCGCCGTCGGCGCCTGTATCCCGTGTCGCCTGGGGTTGGCCAGCCTGCCAGATGCGCAGGCCGGCCCAGAGCGCCCAGGGCAATGCCAGCAGCGCGCCAACGAGGCACCCGAGCAGGCCGTAGAGGAAAGGTTCAGGCATGGCTGCCACCATTGGGGTTGCCATTGCGGCGCTGGCGGAGGACCTCACGGATCAGCACTTCGAGGCGGCCATTGATCTGGCGCTGCTCATCGGTGAACTCAACCAATTTGTCGTAGCTCTCACTGATTTTGTCGAGCACGGCGGCCATGCGCAGCATCAGGGCATCGTAGGCGTCACTGTCCATGGGACACCTCGTCACCAGGCATGAAGGTATCTAATGGCACGTGTAGGGCACGCGCAATACGCCGCTGTTCTCGTGCATCACGGACATTGTCCGCAATCGTCCCCAGGAAAAGATGAGCAGGGTTGCAGCAGGATTTGTTATTGCATCGATGCATCACCACAAAAGGCGTCCTGCACCGACGGACATGATAGTTCGGAAAGAAGAGACATCCCGCGCCAGCCGCCCATTCAAGCACGAAGCGATGCGCAAGGAGATGCACCACACGAGGATAGTGCTGGAGACGGAAGGCAAAACTGCCATACCCATCCGTATCACGCCTCCCTTCCCACGGCCAACAACAGCGTGGGCACGGATGCCGATGCCTACATCGCGCAACCATCAGCCAAAAACGGGCAACCACATCCTCCATTGTTTCGGCTGGACGATGCTTAGGCATGCACATCCTCCTCGTACATCCCGCACAGATAGTCGAGCGTGACCCCTAACACTTTGGCCATACGCATCGCCGCAGGCACGGAAGGATACGCGGTTGTTTGCCTCTCCAGACGAGAGACCACTCCATGAGGAAGAGCCGCGAGGGTTTCCAACTGACGCACCGACAACCGCTTCTCACGGCGTAAGTGCTGCAGGCGAGTACTAAAGTTCATCATGTCTACTCCATGGCATAAGAAAAATATCTCCATATGCCAGAGAGTATAGCTAAGAAAAAAATGCTCTACAAGTGATTTTTTTCTCCATTTTTCTGATAAGTAGTGTTGATTTTTTTCTCCAGATTGACGATAATATAAGTGTAGACAGCATGAGGCAAGCGACCCCGCGAAGAGAGCTTGCCTCACACCCACCCTGAACCCCTTGGAGGATTCGAGCATGGCAACGGTAGCACGACAGATCACACGACGCAACGACGGTGGACGCTACAGCGCCCGCAGCACCTGGTACGATGCGATCGCCGAGGAGCACATTGCGCGCCTCGAGGCCATGGAGGCACAGGCTGACGTAGCGACCCTGGCCCGGATCGTGGGCGACGCGGTCACGGCTATGCCCGAGGTAGCCCCTCGCATCGCCAAGGCCGCCAGCCTGGTGCAGGCCCGCGATGTGTGGCCCATGACGGATGGATCGTACCTGGTGGGCAGCGAGAGCGACAGCGAGCGGGCGTACCTGGTGACGCGGCACCCGTGGCGCTGCGAGTGCAAGGCGGCCCAGCACCAGGCCGGGTTCTGCAAGCATGTGCTGGCAGCGCAAATCACCGTGCGCATGGGCGCAGCATACCAGCCGGTGTACGGCTAACACCACCACCCCACCCGGGCGCCCCCGCGGCGCCCACCCCCTGCACCTATGGCAGGCGTGACCCAGTGAAGCACCACTTCGCACAAGAGTGATTATGTCGCCCTCAGAATTGGCATCGCGCCCAGCATCCACGGCAACCCATTACTCCAATATGTCCCCCATGGCAGCGCTGACCCACTTGTGCCATCGACAATCGTCATACGAGAGCACATCTGCTGCCTGGCGCATCAGGGCTGCCTAGTCCGGGGGGCCCTCCCTGGACACCGCCTGACGCACCACCAGGGCCCGCAGCTCGGCCACCGCCGCATGCAGGGCCCGCAGCTCGGCCACCAGCGGGGCGGTGCGGACCTCCACCACGGCCTCAAGCGCCCGGCGCAGCGGCGCGCCGCCCTCCTCGCTCGCGAGCACCAGCGTCTCGATGTGCTGGTAGACCGTGTGATGCTCGCCGTTCACCACGTTATTCGTCACATGCGTGCCTGGCTCCGGCGGCGGCACTTCCCCAACCAGCTGCGAGGTGGACACGCCGAGGTGCGCCGCCGTTTCGAGGACGAGTTCCAGGGGCGGCACTTTGTCGCCCGCTTCCCAGGCCGACACCTGCGCCCCGTCCTTGTGCCCGAGCAAGCGCCCGAGTTCGTTTTGCTTCAGCTTCGCCGCCTCGC